ATCATATAAATCGTCTCTTGTAAATTGATTACCAAAGAGCTCCACTACATAATCTACTAATGTGTCAAGTTCCTCTGGAGATAAACTTTCAAAGTTTACTTTCCTTGATACTTCGATAGTTCTTCTAACCATTCTGGCAGATATAAATCCTGAAACATAAGTCTTATCCTTATTATTTATTCTTAATGTTATATCCATAGATTAAACTCCTTCCTGAACTCTAGTATCTCCTGGAACTTTATCAAACCAAGTTTTAGCTCCTAGAAAATCTTCGCTATCTTCATCAGCAGTTCTCTTCCACTCTCCATCATGCATCCTTGGCATAAAGGTAAACTTAATCTTAGGTGTTTTATGGTCCACATTATCTTTTTTAGTAGAGAAGTCCTCTGCTATTGGCTGGGCCACTCCTTTTAATAGCCAAATATATCGGTACTTTCCATTGGACTTTAAGCTCTTAAATCCTAATGCTATATGTGGTGGAGTATCCTCTTTGCTTTCAACTAAAACACCTTCAACTATTTTATTTCCTAATACCTTTGCCCTAGTAGTAAGAGGTAAATCTGCAGTTTCTACCTCTACATCAATTTTACCTAATGCTGAAATGGATTCCCAAAGCTGATCATCAGCGTATAGTTCTTGAGTATTTACTGTAGGACTTATACTGGCATTTATAGCACCTACCATTTTTTCAACAGCCTCATAGGTAAGTTCTTCTATTGTGTCTTTTGTAAGCAATGCAAAATGTAAATCATTCAATCCTATCTGTGCCATTTCTATACCTCCTTAAAAAATCTCATTACTTTGTGATAAATCTTTAAATCATCTTCATATAAATCGTAAAATCCTTTCTTTATAAAACCCTTATCAATCATCCTTTCATGTACTTCTTTTGAAACTTGAGTATAATCTTTCTTTGTCCAGATATCTATCTGAACATAATATCCAGTTATAACCTCTCCATCATCGGCAAATTGTTCTCCCTTATCAAGATAAGTAAAAAAGGTTATATAAGGATCTTTCTTCCCACTATAAGTTTGAAAAGAAACGGGTACCCCTATATTTTTCAAAGCATCCATTACTATTTTATTGATCATAAACCAAGTCCCCTTTTTAGTTCTTCTTGAATGGTATCTAAAGCAGCATCTTTTGAATTTTCATACCCTGGTTCCATAAAAGGTTTAGCTTTCATTTTTACTGTTCCAAATTCTACAAACTTACCATACCATCCATCTTTTCCAGGGCTTACTTGAACATAGGGCTCACCGCTTTTTCTTTTAATTCCTGATACTGATATGCTTTTCTTTAGCTTCCCAGTTTTCACAGGAACTTCTTTTACTATTGCATCCTTAACAACTTCTCCTGCTTCTTTTAATGCCTTGTTTTCAATCTTACTACCTTGTTTTCCTAGTTTTTCAACTTCATCTATTAGATTTTCAATTCCTTCAAGTTCCATCTTTACTTCATTGGCCACTCTTTTCTACCTCCAATGCCTTTATCTCAATGTATTTATTTTTATATTTAATATTATCAATGGAGATTATATTGTACTGTCTCCCTTGAAAGAGTATTCTCATAGAAGTATCAAGACCCTTAAAATATCGAATAGTAAATTTAACAGTATTCTCTTTTTGAACAGCTGCAGCCTCAAAGTACTCTCTTCCATGAAGATTAGTAATTGCTACCCATACTGTTTTATAGTCCTCCCAATCTTCTACTTCAAAGCCATTCTCATTTGTAGTGGTAGTTAATTTTTGAAATGTGATTCTATGCCTTAATTCTCCAATCTCCATAAAATCACCAGCTTTCTTCTCTCAAATTACCTAGCATTAATTTCATCACATTAATGGTTTCTGAAATACCACCACTTTCATTTTTTAGGTAATAATAAGTACCTTCTCTTTTTTCATATAGATTAGCAACACAATATAGTATTGCCTGCCTTACTACGGGAGGTACTTCTTCAAACTTAGATATAGGGAATCTTAAAATATCTTCACAAATCTCCTCTGCTGTAAGAATAAAATTAGTGATGAGTGTATCTTCTTCATCACTATCTATTCTTAAATACAACTTTGCTTCATCTAAACTTATTACCATACACCCATCACCTCTCCATTATTTTATTTCCATTAGTCCTGCGTACTTTAGCTTTTGAAGTAAGGAGTTAAAATCAGCCTTTAAATCTGCAATTGTCGTAGCTGTACTTTCCTCTTGAATTTCAGCTCTAATTAATGGTTTACCATTTAAAAGGAGTACCCCTTCTTCTGTTACCTCGAGTACTCCATTAACAACCCATCTTTCTCCACCTTGTTCTGTATAATTCTTTACATTACTCATATCTATCACCTAGGCTTTCATCTGTAATACTTTAATAGCTTCAGGAAGAGTAAGTTTTCCGTCTACTCTTTGAGTAGCCTTAAATCCAACTTGACCTGTTGCTGCATAAAGTTCATTTAATCTTTGGAAGGATCTCCCCTGTCTATCTGCAATCCAATAGTATGAAAAGTCTCCAAAGGCTATAGGTTTTTTACCTGCTTCTATTATTGGAACATAAGCTGAAGTCTTTACAGGTCTATTTAAAATAGTATCAGGCTCGCCCATTTGCACTGATGGCTGCCATAAATACTGACCATTTCCATCCTTAAGTTTTCTAATCTCTTTTACTGTTGCATCATTCATTAAAAAAGTTGCCTTTTTCCTATATGGAGATTTAAGGGAATAGAAAAGGTCCATTATATCATCAAATTTTATAGCTGCAGTAGTTGTTGTAAGTCCTACTTCTCCACTTCCAAACACACCTGTTGGCTTTCCATTTCCATCTCCCACTACAAATGCTTCTTCTTCCCTTGCACCAATTCGTCTAGCAAATTCCTTTGAGATATATGAATCTAATTTAAATACACTGTCATTCAATAACTCCTCACTAACCTTAATCATTGTAGCTAGTTTATACGCCCCAATTGAGATAATTCCAAAGCTATCATCAGATTCTGGAATAGGTCCTTCTTCATCTACCCAAGAAGCAGTTCCCTTTGAAGCTACAATTGGAATCTTTCTATCTCCTGAGGATGTAGTAATTATTTTAGCAAGACTTCTCATAACATTTTCTTCTTCCAAGGCTTCAATTAAAGTTTTCTCAAATTCATCAGGTGCTAAATATCCTCCTTCTGGATCAGAGCCAACCTTAAGGGAATTCTGAACATCAAAGTTAACCTTATTCCTCATAACATTCCAGAAGGCTCTATCGTATTCATCCGATGCTCTACCTATTTTCTCTGACCCTTGATTATTATTTGGTGTGTTAGTAATAGCATTACTTGTCGCCTTTGAAAGTTCTAAATCAATGGCTGCTTGTCTTTCTAACCTTTCGATTTCCTTTCCAAGGCTTACTACATCAGCCTCCATCTTTTCATAGGTAGCAGTATCTTCTGCTGAAAGGAAACCTTCTTCATTTCTTTTTTCATCTAAAAAAGCCTTGGTCTTATCCCAAAGCTTCGCTCTTTTCTCTCTTAATTCTAAAATCTTATCCATTTCACATTCCTCCATTTATTTTATTAAATTTAGTCTTCTACTTAACTCTTCATAGGAAATGCCAGTATTAGCTATTGGCTTCTCTTTTTTTGGAAGCCTTTCTAATATGGAATTTACAGCTACCATATTGCTAAATGTAAGCCCTTCTAAATCCTTATCACTATCGTCTTTTGAAAACATTATCTTATCTGCAAATCCTAGTTCCACTGCCTTTTTAGCATTAAACCATGTTTCCTCATCCATTAGATGTGATAGTTTAACTCTTGAAATTCCTGTCTTTATTTCATAAGCGTTGATTATACTTTCCTTAACCTCTGATAGCATAGCCTTTGCCTTCTCCATTTCAGAAGCATCTCCATAGGCAATAGTTAGTGGATTATGGATCATCATAAGGCCTGTTGGTGAGATTTGAACCTCAGTCCCTGCCATGGCTATTACTGAAGCTGCACTTGCTGCAATTCCATCAATTTTTACAACAACTTCTCCTTTGTACTCCATTAACATATTGTAGATTTGTGAAGCTGCTATACAATCTCCACCAGGAGAATTGATCCATACAACGATATCTCCATCACCACTGTTTAATTCATCTTTAAATATTTGAGGTGTAACTTCATCTCCATACCAAGTTTCATCTGAAATTACTCCATTTAAAAATAAAGTCCTTCCTTCTTCGTTATTAACCCAATTCCAAAACTTATTTATTCTCATCACCTCCAGTTTTTTCTTTTGCGTAAGCTCCTATATCATCAAGTTTTAGCATATTCCCA